TGATATACCAGTCGCCGTCCGTGTGGCCTAAGATAGTAATTCCGTCGTAATTGCGATTGAAGTCGTAAGATGTCGCGCCGTCGATTTTTGCGCTGTCGCCAGTCGCTGGAACCAACCTAACAAACGTATTGGCTGAAATTGTATTATCCGAATGAAATTGTATGATGCGACCGTGACTGCTTGCAATGGGAGGTAGTTGAAACGTACTCATGCCGTTTGCGCCTGTCCAGGTATTGAAAATGTGCAAATCGGAATCCAAAACGCGCGGCGTTGAGCCATCCCGATTTATTACCGTGCGGATCGCGGTTTGGTTTCTGCTACCATATCCTCGGTAGCCGTCGCCCAGCATTTTGTTCGAAGCTTTGAACGCGGTTGACGCTTTGACAATATCCGTTTCCGTTATCGGCGTCATGGTGTCTTTCGCGTCGTCTTGGTCTGCCGTGACGTTCGTTATGTCGCGGCTAATCAAAAACGCTTCCACTTCATTTGTAAGGCTGCGCGCCGTGTACGTCATTTCGAATAACGCGTAATCGCCATCGGTGTCGTCGATGACCTGCCACATATATATGGGCAAGCCGTAAACTTCGCCGCGTTGTATGCGTGTCGGCTTTACTTGACCGCCCAAAATTTCCTGCACCGCAAGCTTGTTGATACTTAAACCCGTGCCCGTGTAATTGAGTGACTGCCATGACGTGCTGAATGTCTGTACAAAGCCTTCAATAAAACTTATGGTGCCGTCAGCGTTTACGGTTTGGTAATCGCCGAATAGTACTTCGCCTTGGTCAAGGTCAGCGCGCGCCGTGTCGCTGTTGGTAGCTGTAAAGGTTACCGTATCGCCTAACGCTTCATCGCCTATGACATCGGCACGTAGCACCACTATTTCATAATCTGCGTCGGTCGTATTGGTCAAATCGGTATCGGCTGCGCCCGTGTCGTCGATGCCGTTAATATCTACCGTAATATCGAGGCCGCTCTCGTCTGATGCGAGCGCAGGCAATTCGATGTAAAACGGAATTGAAAGGCTTTCGCCGTCCTGCTTGTCAAATATTGGGCTGACGATCGTGTATGTAGCCGCTGAGCTGCTTAGGCTGGTATCGCTATAAATATGCGTAGTGTACTCATACGGGAATTCGCTTGGGTCACCGAATCCATAAAATACGAGCTGCGTACCTGAATAAGTCACGGTACGTTGCAGGTACTTGCTGCCTATCTTTATTGTGAACTCAAGTTCAACGCGGCTAACGCGGTCGTTTCCCGTGCTGGTTCCGTCACCGTCATACGTGTAGTTGAATGTGCCGCTAACGGCCAAAATTGTACCCGTAACGTAATCAATATCGGTATCGCTGAGCGTCGTGCCGAATTGCGCTTCCGTGTAAAGGTTATCCAATATTACAGGCCAATTCCCGTTGAATCTGCGCGTGCGCTTGACGGTCTTAAGTGGTGCCAAATAGCTGTATTCGTAACCTCGTAACCGTTCGAAATTGCTGTCAAACGCTTTGGCTGCCGCAATGCTTTGCTGCGTAATCGCCGTGCCGTCCTTTTGCGTGCCTTCTACCGTAAGCGTGGAGCTATATTTCTGCGCACCTACGGGCAAAAACCACCATTTCCCCTGCGATTGAAAAACGCGGGCATTGAATACGCGCGCCAAACTTTCCAGCACTTCGAGCGCGCTGTAATATTGATTGACGCCGTTTTCGTCAGGATTGTAAAGCCCGTAATGGCTTATCCGTGTATCGTCGAGCTGGTCGCTGCCTGTGTAGTCGGTGCTGTCAAAATCGTTGACGTAATAAAGAAAATGATTGGTGCCCCATAGATGTGTGGTGCGCACCTTATTCAAACAGTTTAACAAGTGTTCAATACCTGATTCGATACCCGTGTAGGCACTGCCGTCGTTGTTGTATTTGACGCTTTGCAAATTACCAAGGTCGTCCGACGCTGTGAGCGTGTTCTGAATCGGGTAATAATCAAACGGCCTCACCACTTGCTCAGGCAATAAGATGCCGCCCCACCAAAAGTCATCCGTGCCGTCAGGGTCTTTGCGAACGCTTACCGAAAACCGAACTTCTACGTTAGTCGCCAGCAAGTCCATAAACGTCGTATGGTCACTGTTTTCTTCCGTCAGCGTAAACGTTACTTCGCTACCAATCACAGGCTGGTAACGGTCCTCGTTGTTTCCGCTGTATCGCAGTACAAAACCGTCGGCACCCAGCTTGAACGGCACAATACTTCCAACGTAATCGCTGTCGTGAATGTTTACCTGCCAATCGTTGCCCAGGTCGTCGGTAAATTCTGCCTGTAATCTTATTGCGTCTGCCATCAGAATCCTCTTACACGGTTACGATCAATTGCATTGCGTTCGCTGGTGAGCAATATATCTCGGCCTGAAATCTTACCCGTTACCTGGACGGTATTGCCGCCGATCATGCTGCGCAATTTGTCAAGCGGCGCAATAACTTCTGGATTGGTTTTCGCGCCTGGATATTCACCGACCAACGCCATCGTCGGACCGCTGACGATACCGCCGTTGGCGAATGCAGGTACACCGGCCTGCTCTGCGTTCTTACTTATTGCACCTTTCAATCCTGCACCCAACGCAACAAGGGCAACACCGGCAGCGATGGCAACCGGACCGGCTAACGATGCTAGTGCAACTTTTATGTTTTCAATTGCAATACCGTAACCAATCGCAAGCGTTCCAAGTTGTATTGCAAGGTCGGCAAATACACCCAACAACATTGCGCCTACGCCTTTCATGCCTTGGCCGGTGGCAATGCCTTCGCCTAACATCATACCAAAGCCGATAATTGCAGAGTTTACAGCGCCGTTAATGCTGTCCGTTATGCTTTTGTTCAAGTCTTCAAAGTCCTTTTCCATTTGGGTCATGGTTTCCCGGTCGTAATCAATGGACGGGACTGCTTCCAAAGTGTTAAAAAGCGCGCCCAAGCTGTTATTGGCTTTGTCCGTACTCTCTTTTACTGGCTTCCATATATCGGTATTCGGAACTTCTTCTAGTTGGTTAATGAGAAATCCTAGTGTATTGCTTTTGTCTTTTAGCTTATCCGTTGTTTCCTTGGTGTTGTTGCCAAGGTCTTGAACCTCCTTTGTTAAATTATTAATTGCAGGGTCGCTTGCAAGAACTTCAGCGTGTACGGCTTCGAAGCCTGCCAGAACTTTTTCCATTGCTGCAAGCTCTTCAGAATGACGTGCAATGCTTTGCATATGTATCCTGCGCTCCACAGCATCACCAACCAATACTTGTTTGCGCAAAGCCTCCACCGCCATGCGCTGTTTTTCTACCGCCTCTTTTTGCACCTCAATCCGTGCAGCGGCTACCCGCACCGCTTCGTCTTTATCCAAGCCGTTCAGCTCATCGCGTAATTTCGCAATTTCTTTTTCCGCATCCGTAGCATTGCTGTACAATAAAGCGACCGCACCGACGACCGCTGTGATGGCCGTGGCCGCCAAGAAAAACGGGTTGGCAAGCATCGTTGTATTTAACGCTGTGAATGCAATGCGCGCCAATTTAATGCCTTCAATCAGGTTTGGCAGTATCATTAAAATTGGGCCAATGGCTGCGGCGATTCCAGCAACCGACATAATCAACATTTGCCCGCCGTCGCTCATTGAAGAAAAGCGACTAGCCAAATCAGAAACGATACCAGCCAGCTTAATCATAATCGGCGCTAATGCCGATCCGATTTCAATTTGTGCGCCTTCCAAAGCTGACTGCATCCGCTTCATAGCACCTTCAGCCGTATCGTCCATGATGTCGGCCATACCCTGGGCCGCGCCTTTGGCGTTCTGGAATTCCGTCGTAAGCTTTGCCGTTTGGTCAGTGCTGTTTGCCAAAACAAGCAAGGCGCTTTGCGCGCTCCGTCCAACCTCATCCTTGGCGTCGGCCAAATTCAAGCCTTCGCCTGCCAGCTTTTTAATGGCTCCAGCTACGTCGCCGCCCGTAGCGCCCAGCTCGGAAATAATACGCCGCAATGACGTGCCTGCCTGTGAGCCTTTGATACCTGCGTTGGCCAAACTCGCAAGCATGGCCGTCGTTTCTTCTACGCTTAATCCTGCCGCCTTTGCTACTGGCGCCACGTACTTCATGGAGTCAGCAAACGTATCCATGTCGAGCGCAGAAGTACTGAAGCTTTTGGCCATCACGTCGGTAACGCGGCTGGTTTCGTCAGCACTTAAACCGAACGCCCGCAATGTCGATCCAGCTATCTCGGCACTCGTCGCCAAGTCGCTGCCAGTTGCTTGCGCCAATGCAAGCGTCGCGCCCGTTACTTGCGTAATTTCCTCAGCCGTAAAACCAAGCTTGGCAAAATTTAATTGGAGTTCACTTACCTCCGACGCTGTGAATCGCGTGGTACGGCCTAACTCTTTGGCGTTACTTTCAAGCTTCGCAAATTCGTCAGCGGTCGCGCCTGATACCGCCTTGACCTTTGCCATGCTTTGCTCAAAATCGGCAGCCGTCCGAAACGAACTCGCGCCAATCAAAGCAAGCGGCGCCGTTACGCTCATGGACAAATTGCGGCCCATCGCCGCTATGTTTTTTGTGTCCTTGCGTATCTGACTTTTTAGCGTTCCAAGTTTCGCATTAAAGTCTTTCGTATTTGCGCCAATCCTTACAACTAAATCGCCAAGCTTTGCCATATCGTTACTTTGCTAATGACCGCAAGATACTTAATCCGTCGGCGGCCTTCTCTTTCTTCTCCCAGGGGAACGTCGCCAAGTCCTTTGGTGTCAGTCGCTTTTTTACGTGTGGGTTGACGGTGATGGTAGCCAACCACCTGGTGCGCTCCCATTCCGCTTTTTCGCGTTCCTCGATTTCTTTGTAGTGCCCTCGCATGGCGTTGCTGAATTCTACAAACGTCAGATCATA